CGATTTGGATCAAACAGACGGAACAGGAATTATGGCCAACACCATGCAGATTGTTTATCAAACAGTGCTTTACGGTGCTGGCAAAATTGTAAGAAATGGAACACCTGCAGGATTTGCTACCATACATTATGATCTGTCACCATCACCATTGAGTGTGCTGGGCGGCGGAACTCAATCTATATTTGGAGCAGGTGGTATTGTGGATGGTATAGGATCTGTGTTGGGTGACATTCAAAATGGTAACTTTGGAGTGGGTACGATTCTAAAAGGTATCAACACCTACAACAATGCTAAAAAAATCAAAGCCAAAGATGCAGTCAAAGAAGAATTAAAAGGCATAGTCAAAGAGGGTGTGTTAGATATTGGCAAACAAGCAGGCACAAATACAAATCCTGTTGGAGAATTTTCTATAGGAAATGTTGCCACAGCCGCAGTACTTACTGGTGCTGGAGTTGCTGTTGCTCGAGGACTAACAGACAATGCAGATAATAAAAACAGGAACACAACTGTACAGAGCTATGTGATAGACACCGCTAACTATCTATCACCCACAGAAGCATACAATTTAATTAATTCTAATGCCACTTTAAAAGATCAAGTAGCCTCGAGCATTTATTATAAAATAATAGGTTCACGACAGGGCAATACTATTGCAGAGAGTGATATTAACTATGCCGCACTAACCACCAATCAAAAATTTGTATACCAATCTAGAGCACTCACAGATATTGCAAAATTGGTCACTGAGGGCTATATAAAAATTAACAGAAACTCTAAAGATGTTACTATTAATGTAGAAAGGGCAAATCTATAATGGCTGAATTTTATACTAATCTTCCACAAAAAAACAAAGACAATCTAGATAAAACGATAGATGCATTGACCAACACTCAATACACAGAAAAATTTGAATTCAATCAGAATGATCTAGATGCCGCAATTAGTTTTTTTGTAAAGAGTGGGTTTGACAGACAACCTGCTGAAGAAACGGCTTATGTAATTTTACAACAGGCTAAAATTGATTCCGTACCGTCACAGCAAATCATCGACAGCTTAACAAAAGCAACTCCCACACAACTTTCAGAACTAATCACAGTGGTGCTGAACGCCAACAGATATAAATCCAGCAGGGTAGGTGTGCGATCCACTCGCACTGCCAAAGACTTTGTATCAAGAAATATCGTTTCATAATGCATTTTGCTCGAGGGAAATACACACTCAAGAACCCAGGAAAGTATGTGGGCACAAAAACACCCACCTATAGAAGCAGTTGGGAGCACTCTTTTATGCGATTGTGTGATGAACATCCTAATGTGTATCAGTGGGCATCAGAAGCCATACGTATTCCCTATCGTCATCCTATCACAGGCAAGCACACAATCTATGTACCTGATTTTTTCATAGTTTACATGGACAAAGAGGGGCGTAAACACGCCGAGATGATCGAAGTTAAGCCTATGAACCAGACCACCATGGAAAGAGCTGGTAAAAGCATGGGAAGAAAAACTCAAGTGGTAATTAACCATGCCAAATGGGAAGCCGCAAATGCCTATGCTCGACAGAGACGTATAACATTCCGTGTTGTGTCAGAAGAACAACTATTCCATCAAGGCAAACGTAAGTAAATAAAACACAATGACAAAGAAATTAGAAGACATCCTCAATCTACCCAACGTCAAAGAAGCATTTAAAAAAGTAGACAGCAAAGAAAAAGAAAAAACAAACAGAGAAGCAGGCAGAGAAATCCCCAAGAATGTGGATGCCAAGACGGCCGCGGCACTGAAGGCTACCTATGCAGAATTTGATAAAATCGAAAGAGCACTGCCTCAGGTAAAAGGACTGGGCGAACTGTCAGATTTAGAAATGGACAAGCTGGCTGTGGAAGCAGAAGAGAGCTACAAGAACCTAATGGATCTAGGTATGAATGTGGACTCACGCTATTCAGGACGTATATTTGAGGTTGCATCAGGCATGTTGCGTAATGCCATAGACGCTAAGAACAACAAGATTGCGAATAAATTAAGGATGGTGGAACTGCAACTTAAGAAGATGAAATTAGACAGCGATACCTCCGGAGAAGGCACAGCGGCAGTAGAATCAGAAGGACACATCATATCTGACCGTAACGAATTAATGAAGAAGTTAATGAAAAAAGACTAAATAACACACTATGAGCGAATTTGCACGGTATCTAACAGAATCTATCAAAGAATACGACTATAAAATTAAAGTCGCAGGTCAAATAAGTGACGATTTTGCTAACAGGTTAGAAACTGCCTGCCAAAAGTTTGAGGTTAAAAAACTTTCAGCAGGTAAAAAAACTCCCATCCAGGAGATGCCGTTGGATTTCCCAATGTTGAAAAACATGGAAGTCACAATATACGAATTAAAAACAGCTTATCCGGTTTCATCACATGAATTAAAAGAATATCTAGCATACTACTTGAACCTTCCAAAGAATCAACTTGTGGTTCGTAAACCAGGAGAACCCACAGAAGAGTATCAAGAAAAACCGGCACAGTCAGAATACAAATCAAAATTACAAGACATCGAATATGGTGATGCTCCCAAAGTGGAAGCAGATAAAATTTATGGTGATAAAGCGAATGCTTCTCTGTTGAAAGAATTATTAAAAGACAAGAAAAAACAAGAGTTTGCTAAAACAGAAAAAACTCAAGACACACAGAGCAAGGAATCAGAAAATAATCCTGCTCCATTTACAAAAGTAAACAACCCACACCCTGATCCAAAAAGGAAAAAATAATATGGAAATGCTAGACGTACTAAACAGACTAAAAGAAATTAATGAATCAACTCCAGGATTGGTGGACGATGCTATTGATAATGTTACAAGAACAAATCCAAAACAAACTGAAGCGATAGTTTCAGCTGAAGCGATAGTTTCAGAAGACTCGCAAGATTACAGTAAAATGACAGACAAAGAATTAACAGACACGTACAACGCTGTCATGGCAAATGCTTATGCAGGTGATGCAGGTGCTATCGAAGACGAAATGAAAAAACGTAATTTAGAAGAAAACAAAAAACCAATCGAAGAGGCAAAACCAGACTTCTTGGACATGGACAAAGACGGCGACAAGAAAGAGCCCATGAAAAAAGCCATCAAGGATAAAGAAGTCGTAAAAGAAGAAGACGCCTACGACAACGATAGATTTATTATCAAAAATGGTAAAGCGACAGTAGATAATTCTAATACAGCTGATAAAAAAGATCACGTACATGCGCCAGACGCTGAGACAGCTCTACAACTTCATAAACAAGGGAAAAAAGTTTACAAAGAAGCAGTTCAAATATCAGCAGACACCCCACAAGAAGCATCAATGATGATGCAGATATTAAAACTAGCAGGCATTGACCCACAACCGGTTGATGATCAAACAATTAACCAACATGAAGAAAATTATGCCAACGAACCAGATGAAAAAACACAAGACACAGACACACTTGTTAATTTCCATTCAGGCGGACTGAACAGACAAAAAGGCACACATCCAAAAGTCGCAGGCGGAGATAATCCAATGCAAAAAGCAACAGAAAATATGACTGATTCTTTAAGAAAACAATATGCTGAATTTAAAGCAAATTATTTGAATGCAGTTAACGAGCAAAAGAAGGATAGATAATTAGTATGGCAACAGTTACTCTAACAGGAAACGGTCGACAAGCTACAGTAGGTACTGTGTATTCTCCTAATGCAACAGCTTGGCTGTTTACAATTAAAAATGAAAGTGCTTCTGCAATTGACTTACGAGCAGAAGATGATGCTGTAGATGAAACAGTAGAACAAATAGTAAGAGAATTTAATCCTCTAGCGTATTTTATTACCAACTCAACCGCAGGCACAATGCACATGATTCTAGATAAAGGTCAAAGCACCGCCGCTGATTTACAGGTTCAATTAAGAAGAATTGGCAAAGATGCAGGAACGGCTACTGTAACATCGGTTGGTCCTAATGATATTGATATTAGCGGATCAACAGTAGCGATTGCGGCTACATTTTTGGTAGCATAAATAATAGCGATGGCAACACTTACAAGACAATTTGCAGGACAAGTACAAACAACAGTGGGAACGATGTATTCTCCCAACTGTAATGCGTATCTTTTCACAATCAAAAATGGCCCTTCAGCTTCTGCTGTGGTTGATTTACGAGCAGAAGATGATGCTATTAACGAAACAGTAGAAATAATTTTAAAAGAATTTAATCCTCTTCTTTACTTTATTAAAAATGATGCATCGGGTACAATGCACATAATACTCGATAAAAATCAAAACAACGTTGCAGACTTACAACTTCGATTAAGAGGCATTTCTGAATCAAACGACGACGGATCTACAGTGGGTGCTAACAATATTGATGTTAGTGGTTCACTAGTTGTTGCGGCTAGTTCAATAGCAATAACTGCATAATCAACATATATTATTTTATAATTGGTTAAGTTTTTAACTTAAATACTGTTATGGCATACGTATCACTGGATTCTGACCAGATTAAAAAAGCAAATAAGAAGCACAAATACACTCACGAACAAGTAATAAAACTAGAAAAGTGTATGGATCCTAAAACAGGTCCTCTGTACTTCATGAAAGAATTTATAAAGATTCAGCATCCTACCAAAGGATCAATGGCTTTTATTCCGTTTCCATACCAAGAGAGATTGATTGAAAGTTACAACAGTCATCGTTTTTCCATTGCTATGCTACCTCGACAAACAGGCAAGACCACCTGTGCGGCTGGCTACCTTATATGGTATGCAATGTTCAGACCAGATTCTCAAATACTGATCGCGGCACACAAGTATGCAGGAGCATCAGACATTATGTCACGAGTACGTTATGGATATGAGATGTTGCCTTCGTGGATCAAAGCAGGTGTCACACAGTACAACAGAAACTCTATAGAATTTGACAACGGTTCAAAGATTTCAGCAACCACCACAACTGAAAATACAGGACGGGGTATGTCCTTAACACTGGTTTATTGTGATGAGTTTGCATTTGTGCAACCACCGGAGAAAGCAAAAGAATTCTGGACTTCGTTGTCTCCTACCCTTTCCACAGGAGGAAAATGTTTGATTACTTCTACACCCAATTCGGATGAAGATCAGTTCGCTCTTATTTGGAAAGAAGCACTAAAAAGAATTGACGAGTTTGGCAATGACACAGTAACAGGTACTAATGGTTTCTATGCCATGAAAGCACACTGGTCGGAACATCCTGATCGAGACGAAGTGTGGGCCGCGGCTGAGAAATCTAGAATTGGCACAGAACGATTTAGACGAGAGCACGAATGTGAATTTTTAATCTACGACGAAACTCTAATATCCAGTATGAGGCTTATTGAAATGGAAGGCAAAGATCCTATTTGGAATCAAGGTCAAGTGCGTTGGTATGCAAAACCCAAACCCAAACACACCTACATGGTGGCGCTGGATCCTTCGCTGGGCTCTGGAGGCGATTACTCAGCTATACAGATATTTGAATTACCCACATTTAAACAGGTGGGGGAATGGCATCATAACACCACGCCTGCCAATCAACAGATAAGAATTCTACAATCCATAACCAAGTATATCCATGACACAATAATGGAACAAGATTCCCAAGCACAACCCAGCATATTCTATTCTATGGAAAACAACACACTGGGAGAAGCGGCTCTAAACAGGGTCATGGACATAGGTGAGGAAAACATAATGGGCTCGTTCCTGTCAGAACCTATTAGGAAAGGTCATCGTAGAAAATTTAGAAGAGGATTTAACACCACTGCCAAGCACAAAATTGATGCTTGTGCCAAGTTTAAAGAGCTGGTTGAAAACAATAAAATGGAAATTAACTCTAAAGCTCTAATATCAGAGTTAAAGAGTTTTGTTGCTTCGGGAGTATCATTTAAGGGTAAACCCGGTGAACACGATGACCTTGTGTCGTCGGCACTGTTAATGACTCGTATGATGAAAGTGTTAGCAGACTTTGATCCTAAGATATTTGAGCAATGGACCAACAGAAGTTCTGAATGGACAGCACCCATGCCAATTTTTGCTAATCTAGGCGTTTAAATAAATACTGTATGATTTCATCAAAAACATCCAATGACTTGTTTAACAAAATAAGAAGCAAATTCAGCAACATACAGATAGGTGATGCTATGGGAGAAGCGTCAGCTGATCCTGGCGATGCTGTGTTTTTTGACTTTGATTTTCAGGAAGAAGGTGATTCATTTGGAAGAGTTTCTATCAGTTTAGCAGACGGTGAGAGTGTCAAAGTATTCTACAACCAAGGATTGATAGAAAAATTAGAAGAAGACGATAAAACAGAATGGTATGCTTTCCTTAAAGAATTAAAAGACTTTGCTGTAACACATCAATTGGGCTTCGATGTGCGAGATATTACTAAATCTAGCCTAACAAAACAGGATTTTAAGAATATTGCAGACACGAATCAAACGGTAAATACAGCAGATATGTCAGAAGAACTTAATAGAATAGTTAAATTATCAGGTCTAGCAGAAGGGCTAACAGGCACTTCTAAAAGTTCATTTGAGAATTTAGATAAAACTCGATTGATTATCCGTCACTCCAAAGCAGTGGACGAGAACATACCTGGAGACAGAACAAGAAATATTAATTCTCTATACGTTGAAAATTCCGATGGTGAGAGATTCAAGTATCCACTAGTACACCTAGCAGGTGCAAGGGCCATGGCTCGACACGTTGCAAACGGTGGCGTACCACATGACGATTTTGGTAAGCACATTGTGGGAGTGAGCGAACAAATTGCACAACTAAATTCATTTTCTAGATACACAGCCAACAAGGATCAGTTGAATGATTCAGCTGGTGATATCATTGAAAAAGCAAAAATGAAATTAGAAACCATGAGAAAGTATGTTAAAGGACTTTCCAAACAAAAAAATTACGAAGCAATCAAAGAAACTTTCCAACCTTCCGCAATAGCAGAACTGGATGATGCTACTAAAGATTCTTTGAGAGAAAAATTCACATTAAAACACATGGATGACAGAGTTGAATCTGCTCTACCATTACTACACTCTATCATGCAAGAATTTGACAAACCAGAAGATGAGATACCAGATCCAGAAATGGATGCACCTATTTCAGCCAAGGATGCAGAGATTCCTGCTCCGGTAAATGCGGCACCTTTGGTACAGCAATATCTGTCTGATCCAGAAAACAAATTGGTACTTAGAAAAGATGATTCAGCAGATGCCATGTTGAAACGTACAAAATTCACAACAAAAAACGGAATGTTAAGTTCTATCTTAAGCGACATTGCTTCAAGAATGTTAACTAAAACTCCCGACCAAGACAGAGTAGCAAACTTTGCTTCTCAAATAGCCAACGACATTGGCAGAGAAGGCACACCGTTCTTTGACGTTACAAAAGATTACATCGCAAATAAAAAAATTGCATTTCAATTGGCCAAACGATATGTGGACGACTATAAAAAAATTCAACAAGATCCAGAGTATGCAGGTCAAGTGAGACAGGATCCAGCAGAATTTGGCAACCCTAAAAAAGACAGACAGGGCAAAGCCAAAGAAGATGTTGAAGCACAATTTGAATCATGGGCCGACAATATTGTAGATTCATCAGAACAACCGGTTGAAGAAAACACAGATCAACCAATGATCATTGACGGCAAGGAAGTGGACGAATCCACCATCGAATACGACATGCAGGATTACGGAGATCTTATTGCTCCCATCTCTGACGCTAAATTTATCGATGGCACAGACCTAACATCAGAACAGCAGGAAGAATTAGAAAATTCTACTTGGTACGCAGATTGGGTGATGATAGATTATAATAATAGTCGAGTAGAATCCGCAGAACAACCTGTGGAAGAAGACGCAGGCGACGACGCATTGGCACAGGAATTAGCAAAATATTTCCAAGGTATTGCGGATGGCTATCCTAAAGACCAGCACGGTGATCAGGAACACGAAGAAATGACTTCCATAGCGGATTCATTCAAGACTGATGGCCTACAGGCAGGCATGAATGACATAAACACATCAAGATTTGAATTTTCATCCAATCCTTTCGATCAGGATGGGTCAGGAGACATGGATGACGACATGATGATGTTGTTGAAAAAACACGGAGTATCCGCTAAAATGAAAGGCGCCCTTGCATACCTAGTGAAAGGTTCAAAAGCAATCACCAATCCGGAAGAAGAAACAGCAACAGAAGGCAATGATTTTGCTCAAGCAGTCAACAAGGCCAAAGCGGCTGGAATGCGACCAGGTGATAAGTTCACTGTAGGTGATACAGAATACACTCTTAAAGATGCTATCGAACGAGCAGGAATGCAATTAGAAACTTTCTTTAACGAAGACTCTGATGATTATCAAGGCTCTTTTGAATACGAATTCACAGGCGATGACGGCGAGACAGCCTATGGTAAGATACATTACAAAGCGGTAAATGGTCAAGTAGATCCAAACTCACTGCAGGGTGAATCAGAATACGAAGGCAATGCCAAAGTGGATGACGAGTATGCAACTTACGTGATACAACCAGGAGGTGCGGAGCACGATGAAGCATTGCTGGCCGCACAGGAAGAGTACGATGCAATTGCAATGAAGATGCAGTCAAAATTCGAACAGCCCGAGTCAGAAGACAACAATGAACTGGACAGAATCAAAGAACTGTCTAACATTGGAAACGAAGACCATGCTCCAGACATGGTGATCAGAGATCCAGATGATGAAGCAGATGACAAAGATCAGGAAATAGCGAAAGACCAAGCAGAAGCAGAGAAGATCAACACAGATTTAGATAGAATCAAACACCTAGCTAACATCCAGTAATAAAACTCCACATTAATGTCCATACATCTTGTAACTTCCGCAGATTGGAATTACAGACACTACGTGACCGCCCTGTTACAATCCTTAAAAAATAATTTTGATTGCAAGAGTGTTATAGCCATAGGACCAGGTGCATGGGAAGAATTCTTTAAAGGACAAGACATACAGATCATACCACAACCTATAGAAGACACCCTTGATTACACAACATTTTGTCAGACTATCAGACTAAGACACATACACACATTAATAAAAGGCCACGACAGTGTGCTGTTACAGGACGCTGACACTCGCCAGAATCAACCTTTTAATTTGTCATCTAAAAATTCTGTGTTGGGTATCTGGAGACACACACATAAAAAAGAGAAGTTCAAAATGTTGGCCGCTTCTGTGCTGTTTAATAATAACCCTGACACTGTTAATACTCTAAAAGAGATTGCTGATCTACAACGAGCAGGAGGATATGAGAATGGATGGGATCAACTGATACTGTATCGTAAATTTGGTAAATCTGGTGATAATTTTCCAAACACCTGGATGGACCATGGCGATAATGCACAGCACAAACCTAATTTTGATCCAAATGCTGTGTGGTGGCACGTTAAGAACATCAACCGTAAAGAAAAAACCAAACATTGGTGGTTTGATAAATTTTAATATTTCATTTGACATAAGATAAATAAGTGTGTATATTATGTACTATATGTCTAATATACATTTAGGCAGACAAACAAACAACTAAACATAGGCAAACAAGGAGGCTTACATTATGGCAACACTAGCAGAGATAAGAGCGAAGTTAAAATCTACAGAGGTGAATCGCTCCACTTCTAACACAGGCGGAGACAACGCCATCTACCCACATTGGAACATACAAGAAGGACAGGAAGCAGTAGTACGTTTCTTACCTGACAAAGATCCAAACAACACTTTTTTCTGGACAGAGAGAGCAATGATCAAATTGCCTTTCGCTGGAATTAAAGGACAGGCAGATTCAAGACCAGTGCAGGTACAAGTACCGTGTATGGAAATGTACGGAAAAACTTGTCCAGTACTGACTGAAGTAAGACCGTGGTTCAAAGACAAGTCGATGGAAGACATGGGCAGAAAATATTGGAAAAAGAAATCATACATCTTTCAAGGTTTTGTTCTAAACAATCCACTGGCTGAAGAATCACCAGAGAATCCAATTAGAAGATTTATTATTGGACCTCAAATCTTCAACATCATTAGATCAGCATTAATGGATCCAGAAATGGAAGAATTACCAACTGATTCGGTGAGAGGTGTGGATTTCAGAATAACTAAAACCTCAAAAGGTGGTTATGCTGACTATTCAACTTCCAAATGGTCAAGAAGAGAAAGAGCTTTAGACGAAGCGGAAAGAGCGGCAATTGATAAACACAGTTTGCATAATCTTAACGACTTTAGACCTAAAGAACCAACAGATGCAGAAGTAAAAATAATCAAAGAATTATTTGAAAAATCTGTTGAAGGTGAAGCATATGATTTGGAAAAATACGGACAGTATTACAAACCAGCAGGTATGTTTTATCAACCATCAGCATCTACTAACAGTTCACCCGCAAGTGCATCTAATACAACAGCGGCTCCTGTAGCACCAGCTACCGCGGCTACTGTAGCACCAGCAGTGAACACAGAAACTACAGCAACACCAGCACCAGCGCCAGCAGAGGCAACTACTGCACCAGCAGGTGACAGTGCTAAAAGAGCTGAAGATATTCTGAAACTCATTAGATCAAGACAAAGCAAATAAAAACCCTTTACCAAGTAGTCATTCTATTGACAGGGTGACTACTTGGTGCTAATATATACACATTATGACAAAACCATTTGATATATCAAAATTTAGAAAAAGTATTACAAAATCAATCCAAGGCTTAGGTTTAGGATTCAACGATCCCACAGATTGGATCAGTACAGGCAACTTTGCACTGAACTATCTTATTTCAGGAGACTTCAACAAGGGTATTCCACTAGGCAAAGTATCAGTCCTAGCAGGTGAATCTGGAGCAGGTAAATCTTATATTGCATCAGGTAATATTATTAAGAATGCTCAAGAACAAGGTATCTATGTGATACTGATTGACACAGAGAATGCACTGGACGAAAAATGGTTGCAGGCATTAAAAGTAGATACATCAGAAGATAAGTTGTTAAAACTTAACATGTCTATGATCGATGATGTAGCAAAGACTATGTCAGAGTTTATGAAAGGTTACAAGGAAGCACACGCAGACGACAAAGAAAATGCTCCAAAAGTATTATTTGTAATTGATTCATTGGGCATGATGCTTACACCTACAGATGTAAATCAATTTGAAGCAGGAGACATGAAAGGTGACATGGGTAGAAAACCTAAAGCACTAACTTCATTGGTCCGTAACACTGTGAACATGTTTGGATCATATAATGTAGGGTTGATAGCAACCAATCACACATACGCATCTCAAGATATGTTTGATCCGGATGACAAGATATCAGGCGGACAAGGCTTCATCTATGCAAGTTCTATTGTGATTGCAATGAAGAAATTGAAATTAAAAGAGGACGAAGATGGCAACAAAGTAACTGACGTGAGAGGTATTAGAGCCGCTTGTAAAGTTATGAAAACTCGTTATGCCAAACCTTTTGAATCAGTACAGGTTAAGATTCCGTACGAGACTGGAATGAATCCATATAGCGGACTTGTAGAACTGTTTGAGAAAAAAGGTCTGTTGAAACAAACAGGTAATAGATTAAAATATGTAGACTCTAAAGGCAAAGAAATCGTAGAGTTCCGAAAAAATTGGACTGGAGATAAATTAGACATAGTTATGGCAGAATTCCATGACGTTGCTAACAAAAAACCAGTAGACGAAAAGGAAATTGAGAAAGATGGAGTCGATGAATAAAGAGCAAATAGAAGAAATTTGGATTACAGTTTCAAACTATCTGCCAGAGAGAATGAAAGTGGATTGTGCTGTGGACTATGTTAAAACACTGGTTGACATGGACGTTGATCCAGAGGTAATTAAATCGTCAGGTGAATTTGATGAAAAATTACAACAGGCCATAGAAGCAGTTCTAGCCGAAGATGAAGACGAAGAAACAGCTAACAAATACTACGAGGAAGAATGAGTTGGTACTCCACAGTAAGTTTAAGCATCGCTAAAATACCAGAGTGTATACAACACTATACTGTTGAGTTAGATCAAGCTAAAAAAGAAATTGGTATATGGGGCAATCTCGAAAAGAACAGTGCCGCAATGCCAGGACAAGTGGAACACCGTTTCAATCAATTACAAGAAATAGAAGCTATATTAGAATATCTCCACATAGAAAAGAGACGATTACGGTCTCAAGTATTTAAAAAATTTTTAGAGAACTACCAAAGAGCATTATCATCTAGAGATGTAGAGAAATATGTGGACGGCGAAGCAGATGTTGTTGACATGGAAAAAATTGTAAATGAATTTGCTCTACTACGAAATAAATGGCTAGGTATTCTAAAAGGATTAGATCAAAAGCAATGGCAACTTACCAACATCGTTAAATTGAGAGTGGCGGGGATGGAAGATGCGTCCATTAGATAGAAGAATCATACTCACAGACGTAGACGGTGTACTCCTGGAATGGGAAGAACATTTTGCCAAGTGGATGGCTGGCAAAGGCTATAAACAAAAACCTGGCAAACAAAATCTTTACTCCATGGAAAAAAGATACGGGTTACACAAAAATGTTAAAGAATCACTTATAAAAGAATTTAACAACTCAGCATGGATGAGCAACCAAGATCCCATGACGGAATCTCAGACCTGGGTCAAACTGTTACACGCAGAAGGATGGACTTTTATCCCTATCACATCACAGACCACAGACAGACCCGCACAGGAGTTAAGGAAAACAAGGTTGCGAGAACTGTTTGGAGGTACTGTGTTTGAAAACTTTATTATTCTAGAAACCGGTGCTGACAAAGATTCTGCTCTAGCAGAGTTCCATGGCACGAATTTATGGTGGGTGGAAGACAAACCAGAGAATGCACTGCTGGGATTGGACTATGGATTACGGCCATTACTGGTGGATCACAGTTACAATCGTAGATTTAAACACAGAGAAATTACAAGAGTAAAGAACTGGAAACATATATACAAAGTAATCAACGGAAGAGTATAACATGAGCTTAAAAGTATATGTAGGATGGGATCCAAGAGAAGACATATCATATCAGGTATGTGAACATTCTATTAAACGCAGAGATCCTAATTCAGAAGTAGTTCCACTTAAACAAAAAGATATGCGAGCCGATGGTATGTATCGCAGAGACATTGATAAACAAGCCACAACAGAATTTACATTTACTCGTTTTTTTGTACCCTATCTAAATGATTATAAAGGATGGGCAGTGTTCTGTGACTGCGACTTTGTTTGGAAAGTTCCCACCACAGAACTAGAACAATACTGCGATGATTCTAAAGCAGTGGTATGTGTGCAACACGACTACACTCCCAAAGAAGGCGATATTAAAATGGACGGACAGGTGCAGACTGTGTATCCAAGAAAGAACTGGTCATCAATGGTACTGTGGAATTGTGCTCATCCTAAAAATAAAATACTCACACCAGAATTGTTAAACAAAGAAACTCCGCAATTCCTACACAGATTTAGTTGGTTGGAGGACGAGGACATTGGTTCCCTGCCACATGAATACAACTGGTTGGTAGGCTGGTACAAAGAGCCCAAAGATGGGGCACCTAAAATTCTACACTACACAGAAGGCGGTCCATGGTTTGATGGGTATAGAGATTGTGAGTATGCTGATGTGTGGAAAAAAGAAGTTATTAATCTTTTTTCGAGTTAAACTCGTTAATAATTTTTTACTAATTTAATTTAAGATATTATATTAACTTATCTTTCCACGTTTTTGGAGTATGCTCATTGATAATTTCTAGAGGTAAATGATATTGAA